AATAAAATCAAATGTAGCTTTCAATGCTCCAAATACTAAAAAGGCAATTCCTACAACATTTATTACAGCTAGTAGCCCCGCCACTAAACCTCTTAGAGCGATATTTAAACCAAATACTGCTGTTTTAGCTGTATTTGATACGCTTGCAAAAGCTGCTGTTGCAATAGCTGCTAATCCAGTTTTTCCTGCGTCAACTTGTTTTTGATTACTTAAAATGACTAATGAAGCATGATATTCTTTTGTAGCCGTAATACCAGATTTAATAGCAGATATATATTTACGCTCAGAGGCCTCTTGAATAGCTGTAGCTGCGGTTTCCTGAGCTCTAGCTAGCATTGACTTAGAGCGCTCTCTTTCACGCTCTTTAATAGCATCAGTTTCTAGAGGGATTGTTCTTTCTGCATTTTGCCTTTCGGCTTCTGCTAGACCAGCTATAGCAATCCCTTGTGCCTCTATATTATCAATAAGTGCTTGTCTGCCTGATGTATCCTTTCCTGCGGCTGCTTCTTTGTCTCTCAGTCTTATGTGAGTTGCCAAAGATTTATCGTTAGCCTGTAGTACTCTACCAAACTCTTCTTGAGATAAAGTACCGGTCTTCATAGCCTCAGCAGCTTCTTTTACGGCCTTTGTACTCTGCTTATGTAATTCAATATTTCTTTTTTCAGTAAGTTCAAAACTTACATTACTTCTAGCTAACTTTAGCTTTTCTTCAGCTTGTAATTTTATTTGAGCAGACTGTTCTCTAGCTGCTTGAGCAGCTTCTAGTGATTTTTTAGACAGATCACTAAGAGAACCTAAAAGACTTTTTTGAATGGTTGATGCAAATAATAGAATAACACCAATTAATCCACTAACACTAGTAGATAAAAAGCCAACAAAACTTCCTACACCTAGGCTATTATTTAAAAAGTTAAGTGTATTCTTAGTAAGATTATCGAATGAAGCAGCTAATTTATCATATGGGTTTACTTCAATTTTTTGGTTTAATCCACCAAATTTTAATTCACCTTCGGCTAATACGGCATTTAGAAAGGCTTGTCTACGTTCAAAAGCGGATAGTGAGGCAGCAGACTTACCCGTCTTTAAAGCATAAGTTGCAGTAGCTTCGCCTAACTTAGTCATAATACCAAGTTCATCAAGTAGTTCTGGCTCTAATTTAGTTGTACCTTTAATAAGACGATCTAGAGAATCAGGTAAATTTCTTCCTAATGCTAAAGAAGTATTTTGTGCTACCGCTCCTAATCTACTAAGTTGTTCACCACTAAAACCTGCAGAAGTAAATAGTGCGGTAGCCTGCATGGATTCTTGTGCACTAATACCAAAACCTACAACATCACGTAAATTATCAGCTACTACTACTAGAGCCCTACCTGTACGGGCACCTTGCGCTTCTAGTCCTTTTAAAACCATTTCTGATTGTTGTGCGGATCTAAGAGCATTGAAGGCTGCGCTAACAGCAAAGGTATTGGCTGCTAGGGTAGCATATGCCCCAACTAAGCCACCGCCGCCTTGTCCAATAGTTTGATTAAGTTTAGAAAAACTACGCGCAGCACTAGAGGCCCCAGTCACACCTTGGTTCATAGTGTAATTGAGATGGTCTACTTGGTCCCCTGCTACTTTAGCCTTCTTGCCTGTTTTCTGGGTTTCATTACCGAAGTTAGTTACTTGCTTTAAGCCAGTAACCAGACCGTCAGCATTAACTACAACACGAAACTCGACGCTGTTACCTGCCATTATATTTCTCTAGCGGTTGCCCGCGCTTATTTTTTCTTAATCTTGTCTCTAGCTTTCTGCATTTGGTCTGACGACCTTTTAATCATGGAAGAATCTAGTCTCATAAGTGTATCCATAAAGATTTCTTTATCTTCTACACCGATAACTTCCATATGTATTGGTAAACTAACAAAGTCCTTTCCCAAATAACCTATGTCGGCTACTACTCTGTCTCCCAACCTATTGAACACTTCAATAGCCTGCTGAACTGGTAAAGGAAAGTCTTCAAAATCTGGAGGGCATTTCTCTTCGGAAGGGTCCTGACCCGTCTGTTCACAGAGGGTCAGGTACTTATCCTTGGTCATCCCAACATCGAAATTATTCTGCCACTTTTCCAGTCTTCGCCACAGGAGCTCTTTCTGCTCCTGATCGAAAGTTGGCGAGATCAAACACAACATCATTAACCCATGTATCAAACTCGGTTGAGTTCTTGATTAAGAGTTCTGCGTTCTCTAGTGAGTATGGTAGATCAGCTTCGGCATCTACCCCAGATAGATCGACTAGCATAAAGTCTTCTAGATACTTTAGCTTAAAACCCTTCCAGTTTTTGATAGTAGCTTTTGTGAACTCGGAAATGAACTTGTCCTCATTCAATTCTTCTACTGGCTGGCGGGTCTTCTTATCAAACTTAGTAGTAACACAACGCTTACGTAAAGCAGTGAGTTCTGGACGAGACAAGTTTACGACTTCTACTTCGAAGCCACTATAAACTGGATACTCTACCCAGGCACTCTTTGTGTTAATCATTAGTTGACTTAAATTCATAAATTATACTCCTTTGTATATTGGTTTTACTGTTTCAGAATTAGTATTTAATCTGAAATCATAGGTTCTAGTATATAGATCTCCTGTTTCCTCTCTACGAGTAAATACAGTAGATGGTAAATTAAACACTAGAAGATTGGTATTGACTTTTAATTCGATTGGTAGTATAGTGGAAAAATCTGATAACTCGGTTTCGTTCGCTTCTGTAAGAAATTGTGTGAACGATCCCTTTACTTCTCTACCCGTTAGAACATAGTTTAAGGGGTATACAACACTACCAGACACAGCATCATTTACTGTATCATTCTTAGTCCATTCTATACTATTAGTTATTTCTATATTAGCATTACTTATAAAGTCTAATGTAGTAGTATCTATCTTTGCAGAGAAAGTCGAAATACTTACGTTCTGTCTAGTAGGGGTACTCTGTAAAGTTCCTGGTATGGATGCTACTTTTAACATCTTAGACGCAGTACCTGATAAGCTAGCAGTAAGAACTTCGTTCCTCCCTAGATTAAAAGTAGTTGCTTCAAATACGCATTTTTCTAGTTTGAATATAACATTGTCAGACTCAATGTATAAATCGAATGAAGGGGCCTGCCCTCCGCTATAATCACAAGATAACTCAAGTTCTTTCTGTATAGTGGCTTGATCGAACACTGGTACGGTTATAGAAAAATTTGCAGGATTGGCTTTTACAACCACAGCATGGTCATGTAAGTCGGCTAATGCATGCAAAGTTTTTCTTTTGTACCCCTGTTCATCAAACGTCTGATTTACAGATAGATTTGAGTATACCTCAAGCTTGTATCTTAGCCCGCTTTGGACGAGGAAGACTTTTGTGTTTTTTATAAAGTTGTACATGATCCAAAAAAGGGGGAGCAAAAATGGATTTTGCTCCCCCGAATTTATTCAATTATAGATTGTATGGTGATAAAAGTCAAGAACTATTTTTTGTTATGCTACATAACAAATTTTGGTCTACTTAGTTATCAATGTAACGAATTCTAGTTAGTTCGTTTGTTCCACTAATTGTACTTGGTAGAGCAGTGAAGTTAACTTCAAATCCAATAAGATCATCAATGTTAATGGTTGGAATCTCTAAGTGAGCTTGTCCAATATTGACCTGAACTGTTGGAGTTCCTGTGTCTCTACGACCACCGATTGCAAAATCAAGAGCAAACTTGTTTGTGATAAGTGAAGTATTAGTGATAAGATCACTATAGAGATCAATGCTTCCATTTGTAATCTCATCTGCATAGCAAGTGAAATTGCCACTAACAGAACGAGTTCCAGTTACGTGACCTAGAGGTACGTTAACTACACCAAGTGCTTCTGGAGTTAGATATGTCATATTATTACTAATAGTAATGCTACCTCCAGTTAGAGTGATTCCGTAGGTCTTTGCAGCGCCACCATTAATACCTGCGTTGGTACCTACGATATCTAGAGCTGTAATTCTATTACGAATCATATTAGTAGTAGAAGTTACGCCAGCAGTATTTAGTGTATATACTGTACTTGCTGGTTCACCTGGGTTACTAGCTGTACCAGTAAACGTGAATGTGGCTTTCTCCGAGATTCTTGTTCCCATACCAGAGAACGAGATGGTTGTAATTCCATCAATATCAAAGTTTATAGTTGCTTCATTTACACAGCAATTTTCAACTTTGTATATTGTAGTAACCTCATCATCTGTGTATGTATGTGCAGTTCCAGTAAATTTTGCAGCACCTAGTACGAAGTATAGATCAAATGTAGCAAGCTTTGTTTTGTTTGATGAAGCAGTAGTAAAGTCTAGTTCATTTACTGTAGATATATAAGATGCTGATACTGCTTTAGCGCTCGTAACTGTAACGACACCAGACACTCCAGAGGGTACTATATAGCTAACTGTAGAAGCAGTAGTTGCTGTTACTACGAAAGTACCACTTGCTCCAGTAGTTCCTACTGCGGCGGATAGACCACTTGTAGTAATGGTATCTCCAACTTTAAAGTAGGTTCCGCCTGTTGGGGCTGCAGTGGTGAAAGTAGCTGTTAGAGTATTAATTCCTCCAGCGGTTGCAATAGTTGCTGATGTAATAGCAATACCAGCTGTTAGACCGGCTGCTGGATATAGAACTGTTTCTGCGAACATCGAGTGCCATAATAGCTCTTCTGGTGCACGAACAGTTGTAGAAAGAGTTGGACGAGCATACATATCAAAGCTCCACTCAGCAGGTGCTAGGGAATCATTGAAGGATGCTTGGCCACGACGGCTATTTCCGGTGGCACTAGCCATTTCGTTTACGGTAACTTGGCTAGAATTTGTTGTTTGACTGAAAGAGTATCCATTTAGAACTGGGAGTTCCCAAACGTTTGCAGCCTGGTTGCCTGTGTACTGTACTGCGTATACTTTAGTATCTCTATTGAAAAATAGGTTTGTATCACCTACGGCCATTTATTATCTCCTAAGTACCTTAGTACTTGACTTGTAGGGTCATTTCTCCTACACCAAGTGGTGAAAGAGCTCCCTGATCTGTATCTATGAATGTTATGATTATGTCGCGTGTAGCACCTAGTACACCCTTAGAATCGAGGTATGCCAACCTGCCATTATTATCTAAAATGAACTCGATATCTTCAAGGAGTCTTTCTAGTGCCTCCACGGACTCTTCCTCGTTTACGTAGGCTCTAAGTGTTAGGTCAAGGTATCTATCCTTGAAGCCACCACCTTGGTGAACGATAGTTTCTGGTCCAGCAACAACACATACGCATGGAAACTCTGAAATCTCATCCCAGAACTTCATACGAGAATATGCTTGCTGACCTAAATCTGTTGCGTACCCATTAGCTAAACTAACAGACTTTAGTTTATCTACGAGAGCCTCTACGATAGAACTACGCCTAGTTCTGTTTACTGGGTTTGACATTATGCTCTCCTTGTGAAAAATCTTCCGATAGCCATTTCACGAACTATCTCTCTTACGGATACATCCACTAGGGCTCTTGGGTCTCTCTGTGGGGTATTCCAGGGCCTTCGACCAAGTGTACGATCAAAAACGTCATAGGGATCTCTTTCATAATCGAATACGAATGATGGAAACCCTTCCCGTGTTTGTTCAACATTAACAACTTTAGCAGATTGTGCAAAACGACCAGTTCTAAAATTTAATCTAGGGCTTTTCATATTTTTGGCAACAGTGTCTGTTAGCCTTGCATTTATGATAGGTATAAAACTAGACCAGTTTTTCTGCCGAGATGACTGCTGGGTAGGGGCTCTAGCTACTTTGCCTCCTCTAAGACTAATACCAGTATCCTTTTCTACTGTATTTGTAGAGGTTTCAATTATTTCTTTTTTAGTTTTATAATTACTACTTTTAATATTACTCTGAGATACTTTTACTTTTCCGCCAGATTTTTTAGCTACATTTAAAATACTTTGTCTAGTTATTTCTATTGCAGAAGGAGAAGTCGAAAAGTTAGTCCAATCTTCACTATCTACTAAAGCTTTTATTTGTTTCTTTATAGAATTTATTAAAGCAAATTCTTTAGCACTCTGAATATTTCTATTAGAGTCTACGCCCTGTTCTCTTACTACAACATCAGCTTTAAAAGATATAGTTTTAACTTTATCTACTCTAGGATTTGTTTTTACTTCAGCAAGTATGCGTAAAAGTGGGGATTGAGTTTTAGTCTGTCTTTTACTAGTGGTTTTTACCTTAGCTTCTAATTTTTCTAATAAGTTTTGAACACGTTTTTCTGCGATACTGTAACCTTCAACGTGTCCTATATCTAATAGACCCCCTATTCTTTGACCATTTTTCATATAGCCTTGAATACGAGTATTAACGCTCTCGTCATTTTCTAATAGCAGATCGGTACTTAATGTACTTCTTAGTTCGGACAAAGCAGAATATCTAGCTTTATCTATAAATGTACTAAATACAGAATTATTTTTATTTCCTTCTATTCTTATAGAAAAATAATCCCCACTATTAGTTAAAACTGTTGTTTTAAAACCACTTCTATTTTTCAACATCTCTACTTTAACTTTATTAAAGTATTTTTTACAGGCATCCCTAATTATTTTTTCTCTATATGGATCAATAGTTATTCTAGTAGCTGATTTTTTAGCATTTAATCCAGCTACTTGGTCAGTAACTTCTTTTACTAGTTCTTCATAATTTATTTCATAAATATGTGGAGTGCTATTTATAGAAGCTCTAGCTTCAGTTATTTTTTCTTTTGATCCGAGTCCTTCTCTAAGTATACCTGTGGCAAAATCATTAAGTAGTAAATCTAGATCCTTCTTAGCCATTTCTATACAAATCCAGTACCCTAGCTACATGAGGAGGCCATCTGGAATTACCAAACTTGCTATACCCATTATCAAGAGTAGCTGCACCCAGTGTCTTGCGCTCCTTGTACTCTTCCTTGAAGTAGTGATGAACTAGATCAAGACAAGCTATTTTCACATCATCTGGAGTAGCTGCATAACCTGCGGTATATGTAACCTTTACGGCACCAAAACCTTCTTCCCAATAGCCATCATGTCTAAACAAAGTATCTATTGAAGTATCAACAAAATAGTCAGTACCTGGTACAACTGTATAAGCTGTCTGATAATCTGGTCTAGCCTCAACCTGGGTAACTGTTTTTACTGGCCACTCGTTGAGTAGGATAGCATGCTGAGACTGCTTTATGTTGAATATCTCTACCTTTGCAGTAGTATAATAGTCTATAAAAGAATGTCCACAATAAGTCTTAATTAAATTGCTGACTGAAGCGATGATTGCGCCCAGTTCCTCGTCGCTATCGGTCTTGGTCAGCTTCTTGTAAAGCTTGTAATCTTCTAATGTAATTAAAGCTGCCATTTAATCTGCTCCAAGTGAAAAGGGGGCTGCTGGTAGCAGCAACCCCCTTCCCAGCTAATTTAATTATTACGAAGCGGCTGGATACTTGAAACCAAATACAGACTTAGCGTTTGCAATGATTTCCTTGAAGCCTAGACGCTGTGATGTAACTAGTACACGATGCTGATCTTCAACAAGGTAATCGCTTTCTACAGTTACTCCACGTAGACGGGGAACAACGAAGTTGCGTGTGTTGACAGCTAGAGCATAATAGGCACCAGCAGCGGCTGCTGGGAATTCGTCGCAAACCATTACTGATGAACCGAATACCTGACCAACTTCACCGGTCATCTTAGTGGCCATCTGATTTACTAGGTTGAAGTCCTGGAATTCTGGATCTTCTAGTAGTTCGAAGTAAGCGCGCTGTGAAACAACGTAAGCTACGTCATTAGCACGTAGACCATACTTGCCCATGTTCTTACGAAGTACAAGTAGACCTGCTGCAGTTAGGGCTGGTAGCGTACCAACTGTACCTGTGGCGATATCACGGCTTTGTGTCGAAGCATACTTTAGAAGACCATCGGCTCCTGTTAGAGATGTATAAGCTGAACCAGTAACGTTTAGGTTACCTAGTAGTAGCATATTTTCAACACCACGTGCGTGCTGACGAATCATGGCTTCACGTAGAAGTGGGAGAATTGGAAGAATTGCGTCTTCTTCTGTTTCGTTACCAAGATAGCTCTTAGCAACCATCTTAATGGTACGAAGTTCTACTTCTGTTAGAGCAATACCGGCACGAGTTGAACTGGTACGTGTATCTAGTGTACCATATGGAGCTGTCGCATCTGTTGAACCTGCGTTACCAGTGATTTCGGCGTAACCGGAATCTGGCATGATTGGAATGATCATGCTGGCAGTATTCATAGCGATTTCACGGAACATTGGAGCAAGAATTAGTTCATTCTGAATATCGCGCTCGATGTTTGTTGAAACTTCCTGTTCGAAGTCAGCTGATGAAACTGCAACTGATGAGTGTAGGTTTACCTTTTCCATTAGGCTCTTAGCAAACTTTGTGTCGTAGCCCTTACCTGTGATGCGAGCTAGAAGGAAAGCGTCATCCATATCATTGGAGAAAGTCTTCTTCCACTCTGACTTGCTGTCTCCGCGATCAGAGAAAACACGCTTTGAGTTCATTACGTTCTGTAGTTCTTGGCTCTTTTCAGCTAGTTCACCACGTAGACCATCTAGGGCCTTTGTTAGGTCAACTTCCTTTTCACCAAAACGCTTTTCTAGCTCAGCTGAAATGCGCTCTTCTGAAGTGCTGATTACCTTAGCAGCGGCTTCTGAGATTCTCTTTTCGAGAGCTTCAGCTGCTGCCTTTTCCTTGACGGCCTTTTCTGCAGCTTCTGCAGTAGCTTTCTGAGAAGCGGCTAGTGCTTCAGCAACGGCCTTGTTAATTAGATCCTGTGTTTCGTTTTCCATTTTAAATTTCCTTGACGCTTCTCGCGCGTGCTCGGTAGCAGCTTTTGTGTTACCGTTAATAAATTGTTTCTTAAAATTCTGATAATCTTCTTGACTATCGAATGACTTTGCCAATGAGAAAGTGGCATCCTGATTAGCTGGTACGGAAACTACCGATACCTCTAAAAGCTCGGCATCCTTTACAATCAATCCATCGGCTGACTTATCATAATCTGCATCTTTCACTAAAAAGCCGACTGAAAATGTTGATAGAACGCCTTCTTTTACTAGATCATAGATTTCACCAGCGCTCTTGCTGATTACTCCCTTGATTCTTAATCCTCTCTTGTCTGTAGACATTTCTATAACTTTACCAATTGGTCTATTATAGTCATGATTAAACAATAGGAT